GTTGTTTCTGATCTGAAGTGCGCTGTAGGTTCCGTCGTCGTTGCCAGAGGTCATTACTCTGGATCCTACGCTTCCTCCATTGACCTGTGCATCTACAGTTCCACTGTTACCAGGACCATATTCGGTTAGGTATGCAGTAGTGACTGTGCTATCCGTGTTTCTTGTATATTGCGTTCCAGCAGTTGGTGTAACTTCTCCACCAGCATTATTGGTTGGAGTAAATCCTTGGCACAGTCTACCAACACCAGCAGTTCCAGTAAGTGTTAGACTTGCTCCTTGAATGGTGTCCGGTGCAGAAGGAACTAGTAGTCCGAGGGTCTCGTTTAGGGTATCAATTACGTCCTTGATGTAATCGGTTGTGTTGATTCCGATTGCTCCTCCAGCATAAGAACCGTCTGTAGGTTCTCCGATAATGAAGTCTCCGTGGACATCTCCAGCAAATGTGCCAACGCCACTTACTGTGAGATTTCTGATTGAGAGATCTCCACCAGCAAGTGCGCCGCCAGTTCCGCCAATTCCAGTTAGTTTTGAACCGTCTCCATAGAAGGAAGCAGCAGTGACCGAACCAAGGCCAGTGATGTCTCCTCTAAATTCAGCATCTCCAACAAAAGTGGAAACTCCAGTAACAAAGAGGTTTCCGATCGTCGCAATACCAGAAATATTGATATTATTGACGATAAACGTGGTGATACCAGCAGCAATGTCATTGGTCCAAGACAGATTGCCGTCGCCATCTGTGATTAGAACCTGACCATTAACTGGTGTTGCAGGTAATGTGTAAGTAGTAACGCCTACTAGAGAGTCGGGGGACTTGAGATTGATGGAGTTATTACCATCTTTATCTACAAGTTTAAACTCTAGAGCGGTAGTACCATCTTCTCTGGACCAATATCTGTGTGATCCATAAAATTTATTCTCACCAGTCGATCCGTCGAGACCGATGTAGAAATCATATCTGTCCGTTGTAAATCCTGGTTCACCAGCTTTTAGACCTGGTAGATTTGCAAACGAACCCCTTTTAAACTGAATTACTGGAGCAGCCATAAAAAAGATCCTAAACTTTAATATTTAACCGTAAATTTATTTATAATATTATCTCTCACAGAGTACTAATATGATCAGGGATTATCCCAGTTACCGCCATTGAGGTCGGAACCGATACCGATATTGTTGAGATCTTCAATGAAGTCATCTGGGAGACCTTCACTACCAGCAGCAGATAGAACATTACCGGGTGGATGAGTAATCCACATTTCAGTATCTGGGTTGTACTGAATAACGTAGTCATAACTGGTCGTACCAAGACCAACTGTGCTGACATCGGAGAGGTCTCCAAGTCTTGCAGTCGTTCCAATACCAGCACCTTTGATTGCATTAGTGAATTCTTCTGGTAGAGGTCCAGGTACAGCGGCATTGATGAGGACGTTATCGCCATCCTCTGCCTGCCAAATATCTCTCACGCCGTCATAAATGAGGACGTAATTTGATTGAATACCAACGATAGATACGTTGGATAGATCTTCTAGTCGCATTTCGTCTTGCTTGTCGGGTGGGATAGGTGCTTCAGGCGCAATACCTGCGGTCTCTTCGACCATAATCATTCCTTCGACTACCTTTTCAATGCCATAGGTAGAACCATCATCAATAATAACGTCATAATAATGTCTGCCCTGCTTGAGCAATGCAGTGTTAAAATCGGTCATCTTAATCGTAATCTGTCCCTCATTAAAATTAGAGACATATGCCAAAAATGATCTACCTTGTTGAGATCCTGGCCACTTTACGACTTTAGCAGTCACTTTATACCCATTTAAATCACGGGGACTATAATCTGGATTATATATCGTGAAGGTATGACTAAAGTCAGTACCCCTATGCATTCTTAGGTTTACTGCTTGAACTGCCATCGATTTTTTAACTCAATATAGATATTTATTCTTCTTCTTTTTCTGCTTTTTTCTTAAGTAACTTAGATAGTTCTGCTGTGCTGCCAACAAACAATGAGTTATTGACAGTGGTTGGTCCCTTAGCAACATCTTCTGCCTCTACATCCTTCAATTTCTTCTGCAAATCAAGCAACTTGTCTGTAGCATCGGCAACGTTTTTAATAAGTTGTCCAGCAACTTCATATGCACGGGGCATCTCACTCTCTTCAGCAAGTTCAAGAATACCATTAATTGCTTCTTGTCCCTTTTCAATCAGAGAATAAAGATTGCCCCTGGTGTATTCGTAGTCCTTGGTAATATCATCCTTCTCAAGGCGCTCAGGTTTTGGTTTAGATGGAAGGGAAACTTCCACCTCAACTGCTTTTGGTTCTTCTACCGTCTCGGCCTTGACTGGAACAATATCATCATCAAGACCGAATGCTTCATTTAGACTATCAAAATTTTTCATAATCAGAATAGTTCATCATCAAATCCGAAGATATCTCCTTCTTCAATGAGTGCGTTATCTGCCTTAGTAATCAACTGAACATCAGCACCCTTGATATGTTGAGTAATCTGTGTTCCGTCCATACCTCTTTGAACAACAATCTTATTCAATGAAGGAGCAACTTCCTTAATTCGCATCTCTTCAATACCAATCGTGATATATTGATTGACCTTGAGTTTCGAGACATCAGTAAGTTCCAGCGTTGTATTCTCGAATGTAATATCTTCTTTGAGTTTAGCAACGTTGTTATTGGAATAACTCTCAACTGCTCTTGGTTCAACAGCATATGTGATCTTTCTGTTTCCAGGAGTTCTGCTGATTCCACCTGCAGCAAGACCAATTCTTGCCTTGAGAATCTGTTCGGTAACGCCACCAATCTGACCACCGCCGAGACCTCCGCCTCCACCAAGTGATCCACCACCAAGACCACCACCAGGTAGTCCGCCGCCTGCTCCAGATCCAGGTCCATCGACAATACCGTCTGTTCCGATACCGATGTTTCCACCAGCACCACCACCGACACTGCCACCAGGACCACCTGATCCTCCACCACCACCAGTGTAAAGTGGTCCGTAAAGGAATCCTTTCACAGTAAATCTGAGAGTGTAGTAAAGTGCTCTACGAGTTGTAAAGTCTCCCTCGTAAGTGTCTTGTAATGTGATGTTCTCAAATACAACAGGAACATCTTTAAACTCACCAATCATATCGATGAGATTAACTGTCATCGTATATGCTGGTTGGAAGTATGGAAGGATTTGCTCAATAATCTGGAGCATATCATCGTTCAACTTCGTGTAGATTGCAAGTTCAAACTGGAAGTTATAAGGAACTGGCATAAAAGACTTTTTCTCAGTCTTCGTTACCGTATTTCCATCTTTGTCTGTGGTTTCTACAGGAACATCAAAAGTAACTGGAGTTGTTACTTTTCTAGTTGGATCATAAACAATACCTGTCATCTCGAAGGACATTCTAGGTAATGTAATCTGAACAGGATTGTTTAGATCTGAAGGAGACTGCTCTAACCTTGCAAGAAACTTTTGAGTTGGACCATATGCAATAGGTACTTTAATCTGACTAACAACTTCATCTTGTTTGTTAGTATGCTTTACGCAGATTTGATTAAATAATGCACCATAAGCAATGATAGTCTTCCTGATAATTTCATAGTAGAAATAATTATCGCACACAGCCATAGCAGTAACCTTCAATTAATAATAGTTCGTTATGCCTATTTAGTAGTCCTCGTCTCCGAATGGATTTTCTTCAGTCCAATCAACGATGATATTCTCAATTTCTTCCTTGATTTCATCGGTATTGTTCCAATCATTGTAGATCTCTGTAGATTTGAGAGGCCACATTGCACCACTTTCTTGACCGATAATAAGTTCTCCTGGTTTGAATGAACCATCGTATGGTCCAACCAATAAATATGCATCTGGTTTGTGGAAGAAATTGACAAATCCCTTATTACCACTCTCAGATCCAGTTACAGTTTCATTTCTATGATATGTTCCTGTTCCAATTCCAGATGTATCGATTCCTGGATATGTGAATGGATGATCGATTGTGATAGTGGGTGGTTGGGTATATCCTGCACCAGCATTTGTGAGGAAGATGTTGGTTACACTTCCTGCAAGACCAACTCTTGCAATACCTGTTGCGGTCCAAGCAGTGTATCCAATACCAGTTCCGATTCCACCTGGATCGCTGAATGTAACCTTCGGAGGTCTTGCTGGGTTGTACCCTGCACCACCATCAGTAATAGTAATAATACCAACTGTTCCTGGAGCAATTCTTGCATATGCTTCTGCTCCGTTTCCGCCGCCACCTTGTAGATCAACAGAAGGTGCTTCAGAATATCCACATCCAGCATTTGTAAGTAGAAGATCCTGAACTTTACCTCCACCATAAGTTCCATCGCAATTGATGAGACCAAAGATGATGGAAGAGATACCTGTTGCATTATCGCATCCAGATTCTTCAATAATTACAGAAGGTGGATTATTATATCCCTCCCCTCTGTTCGTAATAATGAGTTCTTGAACACCATTATTGGAGATACAAGTACTGAATCCTGTGTAACAGATACCACATATAGCAGTTGCCTGTCTTGCTTGGGATGTATCTCCAGCACCAATAAGATTGAGTTTGAGTTGGTTTCCTGCAGATCCACCGCCTCCACCACCATCAGGTCCGGGACCACCAGGATAATCAGTTCTGATACCTACATTATCGTCAATGTCCTCAATACCGGTATCAATTTTCTCATCTTCGTATCTGAAGAGTTCGCATCTTAACTCATAAACATAATTCTTCTGTAACTGGAAGAATGGTTTTTGGTGCTCAACAAATTTAATTTCAAACAATCTATCATCAAGAGGGAACCAAATTAAGTCTCCCTCTAGAGGTCTTGATGCCTCCATAATATTTGCTTGCTTCTCAATAAGAGGAGTGATGTATAACTCAAATCTCTCTTGAGAAATAATTATATTTAATTCCTGCAAGGACTGTAGTCCAAACTTAGATAGGATAGTCGTTGGATCTGAATATCCTTCATAGTTTTGGACATATGCCTCAATTGGCCAAGCATTATCAAACTTTGACTCAACAACCTCCCTTGGAATGGGGTTGATAGTCATATACTTACGAGGTAGATAATAAACTTCTACCCCATACATCTTCAACTGCTCGTTGATGAGGTCTTGTAAAAGGCCCTGTTCGCCCTTACTTCCTTGCTGGAAAAATGGATTTAACATTATCCGATCATATCCATTGGTGGTAGTTCATAAGTGTTAGACATTCTTTCTCTAATGTATGCTAACTCTTGCTGAGCATCGTCATACATCTGCCTACCATTTAGTTCAACACCACCAGGAAGTTTAACTCCAGTGAATTTCATCATATTCTGACCCCACTGCTTCTTCATAAGAGCAGTGACATATGGTTTTAAGAATGAATCGTTCCAAACTCTTTCATAGTCGTTTGGATCAGTTGTTCTCCAGCAATCAATAATTAGATAATCTCCTTCACGGGGAGTAGTCCAAGAAATATCAAGATATAATCTACCTGCTCTTTGATTGAATCGGATTTGCTTCTCTGGAGTGAATAGAAAATCAATATCTGACATGTATCTTCTAGTCATCGCATAAGATAGGGTATCCATGGATCCCCAAGCATACATATCGTTCAGTGCCATTTGATAACGAATATCAAACATTCCATGTGCTGAACCATAGAACCCATCAAAATTAAATATCCTGTTAATACCAATGATATTTTTGGGAATTTGGATGTAATTGCTGTTTTCTAGATACTGGAAATTAGTAGTAGTTCCAGTACCAATTGGTTGATTGTTGGGAATAACTGAAGAATCACTTGTAAGTCCAATTCCAGTCTTTCCACCATATGCACCACCAGAAGAAGGAGCAGGTGCTCTACCTCTTTCAATATCTGCCTTGGTTATCTGGTACTTGAGATAACACTGCATCACCCCATCAAAATGACGCTCATAAAAGAACTGGAGAGCATCATCCACAATATCATCACACTGCTCATCTGCAACGTTGATTTCTAGGACTGGTGCTCCCAACTGCCTTTTGGCGTATTCAATTAATTCGTCTCTTGATGTTGGCGTAGCCATATCACGTTTTTTTAGTTATTTATCCGATAATGTCTGGTGCAGATCCAATGACAGAAAGAGTTTCTTGTTGTTTGTAATATAATTTACAAAAAGACTTTGCTAAGTCTTTCAGTACATCAATACTATTGCATTCATCAATTTCATTGGCAATCTTTGTGTATTCAAAACTTTTAGTCAAACTATTTAATGTAATTTCTTCTGGATTCATTTTAATAAACTCCTTAATAACGACTTGATTTCATCAAGATCTCCCTTTAGTGTAGCAAAATCCTCTTCTAGTTGATGTATCTTTTGTTTCTCTTCTAGTTGAGAATCTCTTTTTCTCATATACTCTTGATAACCACTCCTATCGCTATTAACGATACACTTGGAATCGTTTAAGCGATAAAGATTGGGGTGGTCTTGTATTTTAGAATAATCCATTATGCTAGGGCAATGACTCTTAGATCTCTCATTCTAGGAACATATGCTTGACTTGTTGAAGTCATTACAAGTTTGATCCTATATGATCTGAAAGTTGCTAGATTATTTGCACTGAAAGTGTATTCTGTAAAATCTAGATCTTGAGATTCAAAGAGAAGTCTCTTTGATGGTGGAACGAACGTATCCGATCTTCCATCACTGTCAGCAAAATCAATAATTCTTCCTCTATTATCCAAGTTATCATATCCTGGGAAAGGAACGAAGATTGGAGTAAAGTTTGGAGAATCTCCAACTGCATAAAATGCTCTGATATCAGAGAATGGAGTTACATTTGCATTAACTAAAACTTTAATTGACGTAGCAGGATTATCCAACTGCATTTCCTTGGTAATATACTGGAATGCATTTGGATCCTCGGTCATACTATTTACCCTCGGATCTGTAGCAAAGTTTTCAACTGGATTATTTACACGATTAGATGTGAAGATAGTATTAACTCTGAACAAGTCAATCACAGGAGATACTCTAAAGTCCTCACTTGATAGATTAATGTTCATTGTAAATGACTTATTGCCAGGAAGTGTTGTCAATTTGTCATCCTCATTAACCTTAGAAGCAATAATTCTTGGACTATCTAAGTAGTTCTTTTGATTGAGAGCAATTGCTTCAAAACCATTATCAGTATATCCAATTTCATCTCCAGACAATCCTTGTCCAGTTACTGTTCTGATCTGTGCATTAATGCTGGTACCAGTTACAGTTACATTCTGAATCATTGGCGTAATAATTTCGTAAGGAATGTTTTGAGTTGCTCTGACCAGAGAACCACCTACAGACTTGGTTTTGTTGATGTATAGGTTTGGAACCTCAGTAGTAACTTCTTGAGTTCTATTTGTTCCATCCTGAGTCATATCCAATTTCAAGGTATATCTGTCAAATGTAATTGGATCTGTAATAGATGCATCAACATCTTCCATATTGTGGGTCTTGTTGAATCTTCTTAGAGAGATTCCATTTAATTCATACTTGGAAAGTCTAGTTCCAGTGGCATGTGTATTGACAAGAGTATTATCAATACCTCTACCAAGACCAGTAAGAGCATCTTCAGCAACACCAGTATAAGAAATAATCTCACTTCCAAGAAGTGCATATCCTGGATTGGTTGCACTAACATCTAGATTCTCAAAAGTTCCAAATTGATCAATCACATTGAAGTTTGTGTTGTCAATAATAACAAAATTAACTTCAGTAGAAATAACCTCATTACCTGTTCTAGTTGGTCTGGTATCAGGAGCAAGTCCGCTTAATGTGACCAAATTGTCATTAAAATACATACCATGATTTCTATGATCAACGGTGAAGTGCAATCCATCACTTTCTACATCAAGACTTCTGACCTGAACACTTGCATTTGTGCCATTAATTTCTGTAGTAACACCTGCTTGGGTGTAATACATCGTATTAGCAAATCCAGTAGAAACTACAAAGTCTCCCTGAACATCACCAACGATGATTTGATTGGTACTACCAATTCCTGTGACAGAGAACTGTGCTCCAGTTCCAACCTCAATTGGACTTGTTCCAGAAATATCAATTCCTAAAACGTCGCCAGTAGAATATCCAATACCAGCACTTCTGATTGTAGCAGCAACTGCTACTCCATTTTCAATAAAGATGTCTGCAGTTGCATCCTCACCATCACTACTAATAGAGAATAGTGGGACATTGTTATATACAAATCCACCAGATACAGGACTATATCCAGCACCAACACTAATTACATTAAGATCACCTGTTGCAATACCTGCATTGCCAATATACGTTCCACTTGCTTGAGTTCCCTCTTGTGTAATCGTATTACCAATTACCATATTTGCATCAGTCAGTGACTGGTCAATACCAAGTTTAACGGTTCTTGAAGTAGTATTGACTGCGTTAGGTTCAAGTAAAGGAATCTGTGCATTACCGACAGACAATTCTGGATTATACAATACAATATTTCCTTCTTCAACGAAGTTTGCAGTATATAAAGTGAATTTAAGATCTTCCCACTGACTTGGATCCCAACTGGAACCATTCTGCGACTTGAATAGTGATCCAAGATATGGTTGGTTAGAAATAAATGTCTGAGTAATGAGGTCTTCCTCTCCAATACGAGAAATATAAACACTATACTTAGTAGAGTCAGATAGCATGACTAATGCATACTCAATACCTGCCTCCAGATAAACAGGTGCCTGCATTTCAATGGAAGTTGGAAGTGATCCATCCTGAGAAACAACAATATCACCTGGATCAATAATTCTTTCCGAAAGTGGGACAACTGTTTCAGTAGGAAGACCATTATCCATTGTCCTGATTTGGAAGACAAGTGGAGTATTGCCATCATCCTTTGAAGCAAAGAAAACATCGCACTTGGAAACAAAGATACCACTAGATTCCGTAACGCGGAAACTTTGTGCTAGAGGGTCACGTCCTGGTGGTCTCGGTGGATCAGGATTTCTTGGTGGATCAACTGTCCAAGATCTAGATGCAAGAACTCTTCTGCCTGTTCTGACAGTATTTGATCTGGAAATTGCTCTTTCTTCAGCAATAGCAAGAATATCAACTCTTGCATTTCTAATAGAAAGAACATTTTCTTGAACTGTCTCTAGAGTACCAGAAGAAACAAAATTCTCTTCACTGATAGTAGAAGCAGTGTTAATATCATTTGCTGTATTATTGATTAGACTGAAGGTCTTAGTTCCAGTTTCAAACTGTGGAGCATTAGAAGCAGTTGGATTTGGAATGAAGAAACTACCAATGATTGTTGCAGAAAGATCAGAGACAAGTCTTACATCGGTAATAGAAGCAATTGCACCACTTCTTTGACCAATAAGTCTCATTCCTGAAGATACCCATCCAAAGAAATCTCCTTGTGGTTGATTTGCAAGAGAGAATGTATCAACATTCAATACAGTAGAAGAGGAAGAATATGCTGCTTGCATAGTCTTTCCATCATATGGGTTGATTGTATATAGTTTTGTTGGTTGGTTAAATGGACCTTCTTTATGATTAGACTGTGCAACTCTAAATCTAATTTCTGGTTGTAGTGGTCTATCTACGGGAAGAATGCCAACATCCCCAACTGTTCCAATTACAGTTTCTCCAACTTCAAATGAACCAGAAGTCATTAAGATCTCAAGAAGTTTTGGAACACAATACGATGTTACATCAACACCATCAAAGAATGCATAAAGTTGTGTATTTGGTTTTACCTTTTGAGATACAAACTGAATATTTCTGGATCTCATAAAGGAGATCAAGTTGCGATTTACAACTCTATCTCCAACAGATTGTTGGTCAAACTGTTCAACAATAGCAGTACGAGTTCCTTCTCTTCTGGCAAATCCAGTATCAACAGTTGTTTCAAAAGTATCTTGGATTGTACTTTGTGTTCTTCTTCTTCCTGATGAAGTTCTTTGAGTAAATGTTCTGGTACTAGATGTAATTTCTTGACCAGTCCAATTATCCTCCCAAGAGTCCCAAAGTTGTGGTCCCAATCCAGTCTGTGGATCAATACCCTGCTCTCTAGAAGCAACTGCCATCGTTTCGGCAAAGTCACCTTCAACATCAATAATTAGAGCATCAAGTCTAACTTGATCAACCCAAGTATCAGATGCAGGAGTCAATTCCATAACACCTGTCCAGAAACTAATCAAGAAAGGAGTGACACTTTCTGTTCTAGTTGCAAATGGTTGATCCAACCAGATGTCTTCCGTATAATCAAGAGTAACAATACCGTTTCTCTGAGTAATACCAGTTCCTTCTGGTTGAGTAAAACGTAAATCTAAGTCAGGACTAATATTTTCTACTGGACCATTAATTAAGTCTGTAGAAGTAGTATAATGTTGTGCTCTAAGTTCTCTATTTCTGATATCAATACTATTCTTGAGTGGAAGACTGTCTTCCTGAGTAAGAAGAGTTGAGAAATTATCAACAAAGAATCCAGACTTGAATCTATTGAGTCCAATATCATCAGGAATGAATAGATTAGAAGTATTGACTTCCAAAATTGATAGCGAAGTATAATACTCAAGATTCTTGATTCTATCCTCAAGTTTCTTGATATCTTTCATTTGATATCTCTTATAATCTAAGAATTTGACTGAAGCATCTTCTACTTGATAGAGATATGCTGGAAGATTAATTCTTGCAATTTCAATCGCATCCTCAACTCCTACTGGAGTTTCTGGATTTTCTGCAGGAATTCCATACCTAACACTGAATTTTCCGTCTCTTGAAACATAGACTCTATCAATTCTACCAAGATAGTAACTGAAATCAGTCCTCATAGTTTCATCAGAGGCAACAATATTAGCAGCAGAATTGCTAGCAATATCAAAAGATCTTCCTAAGAATTCTAGAGGAGATCTATCATCTTCTGCTGGATTATAGTCATTGACTCTTGGTCTAATGTCAAGAATATCAGTGTTTCTAATATTATTAATTGATTGAATTTCTCTGGTGTAATCAAAACCAGCATATGAGTTTGCAACAGTGATATCACCATCATCAGAAGACTTATAATATGCACTGGAGAAATATACCTTTATTTTGCTGATAGGTGCATCTGCATCAGGTTTTCTCTTAAGTGTTCCAAAATCATAGAATGTTTCTTTCTGACCATTAGTAAAAGTATAACTTGCAGAGATATTTTTACTCTGAGAATTAACTAGATTAATTGTAGAAGTGATATTAGACTCTTGGAAAGATACTTGCTCTCCTTCAATAAAGTTAAATTCATTCTTAGGAACAAAGGTGATAATCGAATCAGTAACAACTTCAGCAACAATCGCAACAGAATTACTTTGAGATCCAACCACTCTTTCTCCAACAATAATATCTCTTGTTGTTGCAGTTGGTCCAGTGATATTTCTTAGAACCGATGTTGGTGCCATAGGATCATTAGAACCTAGGGATTCAAAAATACCGTGAATCTCAATAACATCAGGTGTATTGAGTGAAAGAATCTTATCCTGAACTCTTGTTCCATATGGATAATTTCCAGTCAATAATCCATCATTTATAGTATCACTACCAATACCTGAAGATTCAAGTCTAGACTTATCAATAATAACTGAATTAACTCTGTTTCTAAACTTTTCTTTTGGTTTAACAGTAATCTTCTTAATTGTTGCTACGAGTGTTGCTCCAGTATCATCTGCCCCTAGATTTTCAATATCTAGAGTTTGGAAACCATTAGTGAATTTCATCTTATCTTCACTTAATGGTTCAGTCTGACCATCAGATCTAATCAATAGATATCTTTGGGCAGTATATGGTTCAAAGTTTGAATTGGCACCCGCATCAAGTCGGGTAGACATTCTATTGTTGACAATGTTGATTGTGAATTCCTTTCTAATAGTAAGATCTGCTTCATCTAAAACAACAGAATCAATATTTTTCTTGGGGAAAGGTGTGTATAGTGAATTATCGTAGTTCTGTCCAACATTTGTCGTCTGAACTGAGAAGTTGGATATAGAAATTGCCTGGGTTGGAAGAGCACCATCACATACACCAGGAACTGTCGTAACTCCTGAGATTGTAATTGAAGATGCGGCCACACCAACAACAGATGCAAATGCTTGATCTGGTGAAGAAGATGTGCTATTCGTGTATCTTACAATATCTCCAATTTTTGCTGCACTTGGGAAAGCAGGATTAATAGCAAATACAGTGCTTACTCCAGCACTTTCTGCACTCATTGTTGCAACACCAATATTTGTTCCAACAGATTGGATTACGTCTGCATTGAAAGTCTTAGCAGTACCAACAGCACCAAAGATAGACTTAACATCCGATAACGTATGATTTGTAATTGCTACAGCAACTCTATTGTCAGGAATTCCATTAAAGATAAATGGTTCATTTCTGAGGAAGTCTCCAGATTTCTGATAAACAGTTACAGTTTTTCCAGCAGAAACTGGTTCCTTGATGAATGCGGTTGCACCACTTCTCTTTCCTTCAACAAAAGTTGGGACAGTAAGATCAATATCCTCATTTAGAATGATATCGGTTGTTGTTGTAATATCAAATAGTGAAATTGCCCATTCGTTTGTATTTGGGTTTGATACATTATAACTTCCACCATTTAATTTGAAGTCATAGACTCTTGCATAACCAATTTCTTTACCCGAAGCAATAGTTGATGCAGAACCGACTCTCTGGTCCATCAATCGAACATAGTAACTAGTACCAAAACCAATTTTAGGTGCTCCATATACTCTATTAAGATTCAATCCTGTGCCAGTATTAAATTCAATTGCCTGATCTTCTGCTAGTCCAGTTGTTCTTGGTTTTGGGCAATCAAGATATTCTGTGCTTAGAGATTCAACCTCATACCCCTTGACAAATGCTTTACCTGGAGAGATTCTATAAACTCCCAAATCTTCACTGGGAGTTGTTCCGCTATAGGTCAATTGGTTAATATTAAAGATACCCTTGTTATCTTCTAAATTGTTTAGAGATTCTTTAAGAGTAGTTTCAAATGGTTTTGTATAATAGTCTCCAGATTCTGCATAAGTTCTCCTTGCTAATTGATCTTCTAGTAGATTATAGTCAGTATTATTCTTTAGAGATCTTAAAACACCGTTCCGAACAGTTGCTAATTCGACGAAATCATTATCGTCATAGTCGTCAATCCCCTTCTTATAAAGACTGCAGGACATCTTCAGTCTATCTGCACCAGGTGCAGAATAGTTAGTATATCCCCTTGAGTTATCGTTTAGTGTTGGATCATCATCAGAAGTAACTAAATCTTCTTTGATATAAAGTCCAATTCTATAACTAGGGGTATTTGAGAATTGATCAAGAATAATCGTCTCATCATAAACATTTAAAAATGTTCCCTTAGCAAAATAGATTCCGTTAGAGATTGAGAACGCAGAACCAACTGAGGTTGCATTATTTGCAACTGTAGATGCAAATGGTTCTCCACTATTGATAATACTGGAACTTGCAGATAAAATCTCATTGCAAGTTAGAAGTTCCCCATCAAAGAAAGTTTCTGAAGTATTATCAAATCCAGAAGAAAGGTAACTGATATAAATGATAGTTGTTCCTCTTTCGGAAAGAGCAGAATCAACAACTTGATCTACAACAGCAGTAACGCCAGAATCTCTTCCAGAAATTGTTGTACCAACAAGTTGTTCTGTATATTGATTAACAGGAATTCCTAGATATAGATTCTCAATTTCTACACATGTGTAATACTGGGAATATGTTGTGTTTCCAGGAATTACTTTTGCACCATCCTTGAAAAAATGCTCACCAAAAGTTTCAATCTGATTCTGAAGAATAGACTGAAGATTGTTTAGTTCTCTTGCCTGGACAGGATATCCAGGTTTAAATAGCACCTTATAATACTCTTTCGATGGGTTGAAGTCATCAAAGTAAGGAGAGGTATTGAGGTTCGTTTCCTGTGGCATGATTTCTTAGAACTGCAGAATGACTTTTATATCTTCTTTTTGACTTGGAGACCTAGTAACAGATGGCCTATTGTCAACATAAATGATGTTTCCAGAATATTTTTTAACTTCTGGTTGAGACACACCTTGAGTAAATTCTTGTCCCAAGTTATATGTTTTACTATTTATTACCACTGAGCGGCCGTCAAATGTATTATCAATTTCTAAAGTGATAGTGTCATTAGTAATAGTTAATCCACCACCAGAAGTAGGTGCTCCTGTAAATTCATGTAAGGTATATCCATATTCTGGTACTGGACCTCTGCTTCCATCAGTATTAAATCCTGCCATGGATCTATCTTGCCAATACTTCAAAACACCAGTTTGTGGGTCATATGCGATTACGCGACCAACAGCAGTTTTACCTGCACCGATAGTTTGTGTAATATAACTGTCTGGACTAATAGTAACGCTACTATATCCTGCTCCAACTAACTTTAGACCATATACAGCACTTGCTTTATCTAATTGGAGAATGTCAGATGATCCTTCTGCTTCTGGATTCTCTACAATACCAATTCTTGCAAACTGATTTCCAGTTACAAAATCTGGGTTATCTGTATCATTTTCAATTCTAGAATATACAAGAACAGTTTTTGCTCCCAGTTCCCTATAAATGTCATTCCCATGGCCACCTTGTGGTGGAATAACGACATCAAAAGTTGCAGGTGTTGCAGCATCAGGAACACCACCCTTTGCTAGATCAAGAGTTCCAAAAGTATATCCATCACCACCTCTAGAAATAGTGACTGACTCAATTTTAGAATTGTTATTAACAGTTACAGTTGCTTCTGCACCAGAACCATCTCCATTAATAGGAACTCTAGTATAGACTTTGTTTGCGGCACCAACTCCTGTTCCTCTATCAGTAATAACGACAGTCTTTAACTGATTATTTGGTTCGTTAGACTGATTATATACATCCGCTGTATCTGGATTTGTTGCCCAGTCTTGTGGGACTGGCATATAGAATGTCGATTCAAACTTAATAATATCTGATGGTTTGATCGTATAGAGATACTTCCATACATATCCATCACCACTTGTCCCTGCTTCTCTTGGTTCTAAATCAGTAAATCTTGGTTCATCAAGAGATGCTCTACCAGATGGATTTTCAGGATCTGTTCCATTCTGAAGACAAATATAGACTCTATAATCAGAATTTAGAACATAATAATTTGCATCATAGAGATTGATGGCACCAGAAGGTTTTGATGGATTCTCTGCTTTGATATCATTACGATATCGATCATAGGTAACACCAGATCTCCATTCAACTTTTCTGATGACTTGTTTAATATCGCCCTCATTGATTTTTTTGAGGGCAATCATTGTATCCCAATAATTGTTTTCTTCATCAAAACAATCTCTAGGATCCGGTGGCGTTGTATCCCAATCAGGATCAACTTCACTGGCATTAGGTAGTCCAATCCAGGTATAATAAGAATTCTCGCTGGCAGCAACGCCAGCACGGAAATTCTTTGTATTTAAAATACGAAACTGGTCAGTAATTATTGCTGCCATTTTATGATAGTCTTTTTACTTATTTATTATGGGAGAGGAGAAAGATTATTAAGGTTGTGTGGAATCCGATTAGAAATTTCTTGATCAACATAAGCAATAGGTGCTAATCCTGTTGTATCTCCAGTACTAATATTTGTAATTCCAGAACCATCTCCAAAGAGGTATGTAGCAGAGACAATGCCAGTGAATCTACTATCACCTAGAACATTTAATTGATAGTCCAATACAGCAGTTGTACCGATACCAACTTCATTTGTGGTACTAATTCCAACTGCACCAATCTTCCAACGGTCGATGACTTCTTCGCCTTGAATAAAGATTTGATTCGTTACAGAACTGATTGTAATTCCAGAACCAACGTAAATTGCTTCTTCACCGATTGTGACACCAGATCCAACATTAATTGCTGTACTTCCAATACTTACGGTATTACCAACACTAATAGTTTCATTATCGCCATCAATAGTAACAGAAGCAGAACCGACTGTTAAAACACCAACAATTCTTGCATCACCCTGAACAATCAGTCTTTCTACACCAGCAGAAGTTCCAATACCAACATTAGATGCTGTGTTAATTCCTACAGAGTCTTGAACCCAATATCCAGCATTTGTATCTACATATGCTACCGTTGCATAAGTGTTAGTATCAACAGATCCGTCACCCTTAAGGAATTCTGTTGAAGACCCACCAATTCTTCTAAAAGAAGATGCATATGCAGCATTAACAGCAAGAATACTTGCACCTGCGGCAACGTTTCCTAAAGCAACAAGTGAACCAACCTGAATATTATTTGGAGTTGTATTTCCATTGCTTGTAACATCATCCAAATCCAAATTAATTGAACTTGATGATGTTAGATATGTATTGTTATCAACACTACCGTCTGCTTTTAGGAATTGACTTGAGGTTCCACCATTTCTTACGAAAGAAGTTGCCGTAACAACACCGACTCTAATGCCATTATTTGTGACACTTCCTCTATCAGTGACACTATCTAGAGTTTCTGTAAAAGCAGAACTACTGACTGCAATAGAAACATTTCCTGTGCTGGTTGAAATGGAAATATTTGGTCCAGCAGTAATTGATGTTACAATACCAGGATACAAATCAGTACCATCACCCAAAAGAGTGTATAACTCATCAAAATTTGAGTTAATTACTCCCCCACCATCAGGAAGGGGAGTTCCTATGGGCGGGGTAGTGTTGATCCCTAGTTTAGCCATCTTTATTAACTAGTTTATTGGTATTTATCTATAGATAATTGTTGTCTTTTAATGCACGGAACCTACTAATTATAGGAGCATCCATTCTGTTGATTGCATCAAAACTAAAGTCCTTTGCATCTGGTCTATCACCTAGAGTAATCTTACCCCAACTATAAGAACCTAAGTAGAAACCAGTTGTAAATCCAACAGTAGCAAGTGGTGTATGTTCTGGTCCAGATCCGAATCCAACACCTGCATCGTCAAATAGAACATTTGCAGACGAGAATGTAATTCCACCTTCATCTCTAATATTGGTTCCAACTCTTAGAACATCAGTAACACCGATTCCAGGAACATCAACACTTACGATAGCAGTATCTTTAACCTGATAGATATTATCAATGTATTGAGTTCCAACACCAATGACCTCACCTGTATTAATTCCAACTGAGATATTTATTGTTTCTGCAAGACCAACATTAGAATCTGAGATAACAAAGAAGTCTCCTGTGCTCAATCCACTGATAGAAGTTGCAGCTGCACCAAGTCTTACAGGATCTCTCATATAAGAATCTTCTGGAATATAAAGATCAACAGTGATTTCTTCAGTTCCACCAAAATCTTCTAATCCATAACCAACAACTCTTCCAAAGTCTCCAACATATGAAGTTGCTTGATTATGCTCAACAACTCCAGGTTCCTGAACTTGATCAACAATCTTAATCTTCAATCTCTCTTCAACAGGAGTCTTGTCTTCCTTAACATCATCAAATCCAAGTTTGACACTATCAACATAAATTATAGTTGCTCCAGTTCCTACCTTAGCAATTGCTCTTGCAGTTGGATAAACTCTTGCTTCAAGTTCGCAGCGACTCTTACTTTCAATTTTACCATCAAGGAAAATATCTTCAGTTTGCTTGCACCACTCAACAACTCTTAAGCAAGTTGGATCTCCATCAATACCCACTCCTTGATACGGAACAGTTTCAACAATATCAACAGAAACAATATCCTTAACAAGTCTTGGATCCTGAGTAACTGATTCTGGACAATAGAACTTAGTCCTATGAATAGTTAAATTATCACCAATCTCAATATTACAAGCAACTTCTCTCTTGATAACATCAACATCACCAGAACCTTGGTAGAAGAGAATCTTGCAAGTATCGCCAGTAAATCCAGGTTCTCCACCTACAGGACCATTAGGTGCTTCCGCGAATGTAATCGCACTACCATTTGATAGAGTATATGACTCAGAAGGTCTTTGTAGAATATCATTAATAAAGACTAAAACAACGGCATCAATATCAATATTTGATCCTTCTCCAGACTTAATAGTAACTGGTTCATCAAGAAGTCTAAGTGGGAAAGTTTTTCTACGTCCATCAAATAGTTGTTCAATCTTATCAAGATCAACAAGTTTTCCAAGGTGCCATCCACTGAAGGAATCACTTTCTGTTCTTTCAACAGGAATCTGGAATTCTGTAAAATTGCTACCAGTTGTTGGAATACCTGTAGTTCCACCAACAGCAACTGTAAGAAGTTCTCCCTGACCATAATCATATCCAGGTCTATTGATCTCAAAGTTAATAACAGAAGATCCTTGACCAACTTGAATATCAACTGTTCCTTCAGTTCCAACTCCAGCAGCAGATTCGGAACTATAAATCAGCGGAAGATTGTAATAAGAAAGTGGTTCATCAATTACAACATAAACAGGAACAGTATGTCCAATTCCAGGGTTTGTGATTGCAATCCCAGTAATCTGTCCATCAACAGCAGTTGCAAAACCAACATTTTGAACTTCTCTCTGTTGTGACCAGTCTGTCGTAACACCAACAATGATATTTGTCTGAATACCTGAGCGATAACCAGAACCTGGATTGGTAATGGTCATTGCTGTGATATTTCCGCCACCATCTACTGTTGCAGTTGCTGCTGCACCAATAAGTGGTTGGTATCCAAAACTAGTCGTAGAACCAACAAACGATAGTGTTCCACCAGCAGGATAATCTGATGTGCGGATATCATTTGGTTGCTGAATTGGATTTCCGTAGAACAGAATCTCAGTTTCTCCATTTAACTCAGTTAGATCATACTGTCTTGGAGTGACTTGAGGTTCTGTTGGTTCTTGGAAGATAGAGTTAATTAGAATAATACCATTATTGGTGGAGAATCCAACAATATCCTGTTCTTCAGATTGGATTGTGAATGAAGACGTAATTCCGTTAAACTTATCCGAAATATCATCAAAAATATAGTTAGTATCATATGCTTCAACAGTTCCACCTGCTATAGCAGATCTAATGAAGGATCTACCTTGGAAAGTAGAGTGTGTTGTAAGTCCAGTCCAATCCCTAGAATCTGGTGGATTAGTTGGAGTTCCGATTGGAGTTGGTCCAATTGGTGGGTCTGCAAAGTTAAGTGTATTCTCAACGATGTTATAATTTCCTTCAATTTTGGTAATTATTTCTCCTGCGGTATGAGGACCAAGTGGAGTTCCCATCCAACGGCGATTGACTTCAATATCAAGAGCACTGTTGCCAACACCGACACCATTGACTCGCATAATCTCATTACCAACCTGAATGAGGTCAGCACTATAAATCGAAGTTACTCCAGTAACACTAATAATCTCATCAGCAAGACCAACTTCTGTAGAAAGACCTGTTGTAATCTTAGTTGGGGTGATTGGTGATTGAATCATATTATCAATCGCAATCAAGCACTTGGTATTTTGCTTAGTTGCAGTAATTGTATGGAAGTCTCCTGTTACACCAGCACCAACATTAGTAATATCAATGACAACTGGATCAGCAGCAAGAGCATTTTCTGCAGATGTTGCTAACTGTAATTTCTGTGGGTTGTATGCAACAGCGAATAGTTCTGCCCCTCTTGGTAGTGCAGAAGTTACACCGAAACCTGGAATATTGGTTGGTGCAATCTCCAATGGAGAAGCACTATTAATATCATAACTATAGATAACTGGTTCTCCATCGACGAAGAAGTGACTTGGAGCAAGAATTGTATCTTCTGCAATATCAACATCACTTGTGGAAGATCCATCAAATTGTTTCTGGAAAATTGGGAATCCTTTGTGAGTTAAACCAAATGATCTCTTGATATCGTTAAATGTTCCCTCATAACTACCAGCATCTCCACTAATAATACCATTTTCAAGATCGATAGATTCATTGTCTCCAAGTTCGTGGAATGGATCAGGAATCTGGATAGGCATTTGAAGAACACGAGCTTCAACATTAATTCCTGGTTCTGGAGTAAAGTTTAAGACAGTATAATTGCCATCAACAACAGCACCAAAAGTACCAAGTCCAACGTATGGATCATCTCCAGTATTGACAGAACCATATTCTGTCATCCAACAAGTTGTGGTAAGTCTGCTGTCATCAAGGAGAAGCATTTCGGACATCAAATATTCCGAATTTGTAGTGTCCTTGATTGTTGCGACATAGTAAGCAGCACTATATCTTTCAACAGGAGTATCTCTTACATTACTATAAGAAGCAATTCCAACAGCAGTTGTGGATCCTGCACCAATAGTAGTGTGGAAAGTTTCTAGAGCACCTACATTAGTAGTGTTCTGCCCAATATAAACTGAATCTCCTACAGTTCCTGCATCCGACATTTCAAATGCTAGAATATCTACTTCAGCACTAGTAAAGTTCAAAGTATCTAGATAGAAATCAAGATTTAGATTTCCTCCAGAAATGTATGCATTAAATGTACCGATTCCAGGATCTGCACCAGTATCAATGACTCTAGTCAAGTTCTGATTTGTTGTTAATTGACCATAGTCAGTAATATAGACTTCTGTACCATCGTGAATGATATTAAGTTCATCACTTTCATACTTTCTCTCATCTGGAGCATGAGTTTGAACAAGAAGTTTCAGTGCTCTTGCAGAAACAGGGACAGAAAGAACATTTGCAGAAGTAGTAATGTTTCTTGACTGATATGACTTGATTTTGGTAATATCACCAAGATCTCTTTCATTTCCTTCGTTAAGAATGGAATTGTCAATCGACATGTTGATCAATGAAACAACATAATCATTGACCTCAAACTTAATTGGGTAGAATGTTACAATTCCTTCTTCATCAGTAATGCTGAAGTCAAAACTTCCAAGTTCTTTCTTGGATTCAACTCTACCATAGTGACTAGTGACAGCATTTGATCCATCTTGTAGAACTGAGAAGAATAGGAGTTGTCTATCATAGATGTCTCCTCTATCCGCAACATATGTAAGAATCTTACTATATCTTCTTGTGATATCAAACTTTTCAACTTCGGAGAACTTATCTACTCTAGGTTCGCTGTTAAACTCACTACTAATATCATCAATAATTAGAACTCTATTTCCGATTGACTCAAAGAAGTCAGCAATCTCTTTGGTTCTTAAGTAAATCTCATTTGAAGTCTTACGATTGCCAATGAAATACTCATTCTCTGTTACAAGATCCCATTGAGTGTAACAGTTGAGACTGATCCCGTCCTGAATGATATCAACAATGATTTCTGGATCAGGTGGAATGATTTCTGGGGGTGGAAGAATTGGTCCAGGACCGCCACCATCACCATCTCCATCACCATTACCACTACCAGGTGCTCCACCATCGCCGTCAGACCCACCAGATTCGATCTGAAGGTCTGCAAACTTGATGAAACCTGCAGTATGGTTTAGAGCACTTACAGGGTCGTCCCAGTCGCTATAATTGACCTTTGTCTTGAGAGAATAAGACAACTTCTGATAGTAATAGTTGTCTGGAATCCTTTCAGTGTCTAGATTTAAAAATCCTGCTTCAGTAATCCATCCTTTATAAACCCTTGCAGTAGATCCAAGTTTATATTCTGCATCAAAGTTCAAGATTGACTTAATCTCACCTTGTGCTCCAGACGAAGATCCTGTAACAATATCCCCAATAATATATGAACATTTTGAAGATACTTTGATCAGTTGAGTATCTGGAACCCAACTCTGAACAGTTCCCTTACAACCACTTGTAGAGATAATATTCTCATCTACTAAGAAGTCATTTGGAGCAAGCGATACATTAAAGGTTGGGAACCAAGATTCTGGAACAACCTGTCCAGTAGAATTAACTGGATCATACACACCAGGAGTTTCGCCATCCTTAAGGACATTTGCCATGGAATATGTAATGTTTCCATTTGATCCACCAATCTGTGGATTTGTTGATGTAACTTCAAACAATGCATATCCATAATCTTCTGAGTTATATCCCAAAGAATCAGTATTACCGAATCCAATAATTGCAATGTTTTCAACTAAAATCTTGGAACCGACAGTGAATGGGAAGTCTGCTGGATTACTAAATCCAACAGATAGATCTGCAGTGACTCTTTTATTTGCTGGGTTAAAGGTTAGGTTAGTAACTCCAATACCATTACTATTATTAGTAGGAATGATAATAGGATCAACACCATATAGGGAATTGGTATTCTTAATAACCTTAACTTCAATATCACCAAGTTCATAATCTAGTTCAATTCCAGGAACAACATCACCGGTGTTTCCATCAATTACGACCAAATCTGGGGCAGTGTTATAATTTGTTCCTTGATCAGTTACAATAATTGATCTGATAGAATTAAGTGGTTCTAGTTCAATAATTTCTGGTAGATTTACAACAGGACGTAAAGTATTATCAGTTGGATAATCAAATCCAATATTAATTGTCCTTGTTGTTGTTATAGAACCAATAGATGTTGTATGTGGGACGATTTCACATCCAACTCCTGCAGAACTAACAATACTTGCTACCCCAACAATCTGTGAGTAGTTTGATCCATTGTATGTAAATACAATTTCAGAAACTCCACCTTTTGCTGTCTTGGAGTTAGTCTTATATGAGACTCCAGATGTGTAAGATGAGATTTCTGGAGTTCCCTCTAAGTTATAGGTGAAAGTATTTGTTGAATTGACACCAACAATAGTGTGTGTTCCAGAATAAAGACTTTCTACAGCACAAATCTTGTTATAATTGATAACTTCTTCATCAATGAAGATGGAAGCCTGATACTCTTCAGTTAGACTTCTGTAAGTCTGATCAAGTTTGTAATATAGGATATCATCAACTTCATCATTGAGTGCGAGTTGTAGATATGCATCGGAAGATACTCCAATTTGTCCATTCGTAGTTACTTCAAAGAATGGATTTTTTTGAGATAGTTCATACTTATTTCTAAAGTTTTGGTCAGAATATAGACTAAACTCAAAGATTGGATATCTTACTGTCTGGACGACAAACGATAAAGATTCATCGCTTAGGTCAAATTTAACAACATTATTTCTGAATACTTTGATTGGTGGGTTAATTGGAGAAATTTTTCCACTCAATGCAGAAGTTATTCCAATAGTCGTACCATCAAAAGCAAGAGAATCTAATCTAGTAGGAGATAACCTAATAGAATCCTTTGTATAAACATTAACATAGTAAATTCCATTCTCCTCTGGTCCAGTTGCAATTGTAGAAACTCCAACCTCATAGATTACCTTTTCTCCACCTTTAAATCCATGATTTGGTATGTCAATTGTATTTCTAATAGTATTAACACCAGAAGCAGAGAAGTTCAGTGGGTTGAATACAATTCGTTTGTTATAGTCATTGTAGATAACAGAAATTGTTGTTGTTAATCCACTATTAACATCAATTACAACTTCATCATCTTGTAAAAGTCCATGATCTTCAGATGTTTGTACAGTTGCTACATCTTTTGTCAAGATCGTATTAACTACATCTCTATTTGTCTTAAGACTATGATATACATTTGTTCCAATTCCAGTAAAATAGAGGAGACCTGTTCCTTCAGAAGAAATAGCAACAATATTTCCTGTTGTACCAATTCCAATTGGATTTGGCGCTAAACCTAGTAGGTCATTAGAAATTCTAACACCATATACAGCGGAAGGTGATACTAGAGTATTTGTAGCAACTCCATCAGTAGAGATTGAGATAGACCCACCATTATTGTTATTATAGATTAGTTCTTCACCAGTCTGGATGTCATGATTTGGAAGATAAATCGTTCTGCTAGGAACAAATTTTTGAGTAATACCTGCTCCAGGGTTGGAGAAGTGTAGAGTAGTTCCAATACCTACTCCAGAACTGTTACCAATAGCAACTGCTTCTTTAGGATCAAAGTAATATTCACGATTAGTAGCAAATTCAACTCCATCCTCAATAGGAGATTTGAATCTGAATTTTCTTGGATCTTCCTCAACAATAAATCCAGGAGTAAATGAGTTTAGACCAAGAGTATTGTTGTATTCACGAAGAACTCTAAATCTAGAGTTCAAAGTATCTACATTTAGAATCTTAAATTGTTCTGTTCCAATACCAACAACATCATTTTCTCTAATATTATAAACTGAGTCGTCAAAGTTTCCATAGACGCTCATGTAAGTGACAATACCTGTAGCAGTGACAGAAGAAAGTCCGCTATTTAAGATAAAGAACTCTGGTTCAACTGTAATGTTATGATACTTCTGTAAGAAATTTACAGAAGTGCTAAATCCAGAAAGGAAAATCCTATCATTAGTGAAAAGATCATGTGGTTCAGGAACAAATGATAGATATTCTCCACTTGCACGAGAGGGAATGACTTCAATAGAAGGAATATCAGTTGAAGCAACACTAATAGAGGAAACTTCTTTACCAAGAACTTTGCTTACCTTTGCTTTTGCTGGTCTTGCATTATCCTGAGACGTAAATGTTACCTTATCATTGATCTTGTAGTTATCACCAGGTAGTTCGATACCATAGTCTTCGATTTCTCCTTTAGATACTCTCTTGACTAATAGTTTTGAATTAACTTCTTTATTTGGTTGGAATAATCCTGGATAATCCGCATACTCTTCATTTAGTTTGTATGGGGTAGTATTTCTAAACCACTCCGAACCATTCAAATCATATTGATTTGCATTTGAATTCTTATTGAAGTTGAATTCATTGGGCATAGACTTGAAAGTATGACCAATGAGGTATGGAAACTGTGGTTCTTTATAGTTAAAGAATACGCCCGAAGATTGCGCAGAACCACTATCAATAGTTGTAAAATAGGCATAGACGCCATTTGGGTAGTCTGGGGTAATACACCATCTACCATTATGGACATCAAGATCTCCCTCTCCAGTAAATACAAAATCTTCAACAAATGCTCCAGATTCTAGAACTGGTCTATTAATGCTATTGATAATATCATTGTCTCTAGCATATCCACTTACCATTGCACGAATTGAACCACCCTCTGGAGTGTTGAATCCGTATGGTCCATAGATTGGGTTTCCATCATACGCCCAACCGATAATTGGTGAGTGATATCTAGAATTCGACTCTTCATTGCCAACTTTGATTAAATCATAACTTCCATAACGAATATCTCCATTAGGTTCTTTCTGTAATAGAACTTCTCTAAGTTTTCTTGGAGCATAAATGCAAGAATATTCAATACCATAATTTTCATTCCTTGCAGGAGTTAGTACTCCATCATCTTGCCCAATAATAGGAAGACTCTTCTGGAATAGGTTAATCCTCCACTCTTGAATCTCTGCAAAGAACTCTGCATTTTCTCCAGCAGGAATAATATCAATAGTAACTGGACCAAAGTAACCAACACCTGCATTTTTAATCTTTGCGCCAACAATCATCCCATCTTCTAAGATAGGAATAAGTTCTGCATACTCACCAGCACCATTTACAACAAGTTTTGGTGGTGCAAAGTATCCTGATCCAGGGAAAGTGACTAGAACCTCTACAATTCTTCCACCATTAGTAATTGCTATCAATCCAGCATCTTGACCAGACTTGGTTTCAAATGTTGGTTGTCTTTCATAGTTGATGATATCTTCTGTTCCATATTGCTGACCATGATTTTCAACAAATACAGAAGTAATTTCTCCTCTAAAGAGAGGTTGAACTTTTGCAGTAAAATCAGTACCTACATTATCAGCAAACGTTGCGATTCCAATCTCACCATCAACAGTAACAGTGATTGGTTCGTAGTTAAAGGAATGAGTTCCTACACCTGAAGACTTAAGTTCAATATACTTCTTATCAAAGTAGTTTTGATATTCTGCACCAGTTCCAATACCCTGTAGGGATAGTTTAAAGTCATTATCATTGACCTTAGTTGCAACATATGGAGTTGCTGTAGAAAGACCTTGAATCTCTGTATCTGTGCAAGAATATAAGACAATATCTTTATCTTGATAATTGTGATCCTTAATCGAGATGATATGAGACGCAGTATTAATTCCAGAAGATGTTACTCTTCTTTCTTTATTCTCATAATCATATCCAAGAGATCCTACACCAACACTATAAACAATTCTTTTCTTCTCTACAGACTCAAAACTATGATTTGTACCACCACCAGGTCCAATGATATTGATAGTATTGATTCCAATTCTTAGATCTTCTTTATTCTTATAAAGTTCTACTGTAACGCCATCAAGAGGTTTGGCATAGTATCTTGCATCAGTAACAATGCCCTGAACACCATCTTGATCATCATTTCTGTAGATGACGTGTTCAATTTCTCTAAATTTGTGGAATGTGGTAAATCCAATGGTATTTGAAATAGAATTAATACCAGTAATTGGATTAAACTCAACTTCGTGATCAATTAGTTCCGTATTAATCTGACCAAGAGCACCATTTCCATTACCACCTTTAATAGTAACTACTGGATCTTTTACATAATCAAATCCATTCTCTAGGAGATCAAGTTGCACCATTGATCCAGCAACAGCAACAATACCATTGCAGTTTGAACCTCTCTGATCTGTAATCTCAAGAACTGGTGGATTAATAACGTCGTAATCCCTTCCTGGGGAAGTTACAACAATTTGCTCGATCTTACCATAATTAATGACATCCTGAGACTTATAGTTTAGAATCTCTACACCATTAACTAAGATGCCAGTTGTACCTGGTTCTGTTTCAAAAATATCACCTTTATTAACAGGATTCTTAATTTCTCTAACAATGTTTTGATTCTGAACAATCTTGTCATTAAAATTGACGTAAGTTAAAGTATTGTTCTCGACAGTACCAGAAACACTAATATACTGTTCCTTAAATAAATTTGGAGGACTTGATGCAAGTTTAAATGAACTAGAATCAATTCTCTTAATAAAATAAACTCCTTCAGTCAATCCTTCCAACTTGCTCTCTAACAAGATTGGATTTCCATTTTCATCTAAAATTGTATTGCCAAGGGAATCAGTTGCTTCATAAGAGTATGTCTTATAAATTACAGATTCTCCAGTAAAGTATCCATGATCGGAAATAGAACTTGGAACAGTAAATGTCTCTCCACTATAAGTTCCGTCTAACTTAATCTGCCTATCATAAAAATCTAAAGGAATATTAGAATAAGAAGGTAAGGAAGAAGAATTGACTAAAACATCTCCAGCAAAATCTGCGTAAGAGTTTTGGATATTAGATTGTAGATTCTCCAGGTATTGATACGAATCTAGATTCTTACTAGAGACGGTTGGTTTTAGAATCTCATTGTAGATTGAGTATTGGAAATCTGGATCAATAAACGGAGATCTACCACCATCAAATACAACGGTGAATGTAAATGCATCAGAAATTTCTGTAATAGATCCAATATATTTAATTCCTCTGGGATCCACAAGACAGATCTTATCTTCTACAGTGAGGTCATGCTCAACATAAGTCTTTCCATTTGTCCCATCAAAAGTCTCCAGTTCTAACTTTGTTGCATGATTATAAATCCAACCCTCAGACTTGCCACCAGAAGTTTGGATACCTAGAGATTCGATCTGACCATAGTCATTATCATTAAAGTACCAGTTGGGTGTCTCAATTTGATCTTGACTCAATACAGATCCAATTCTAAAATGAATAGAACCAATTCCAGTATTTGCAAATACTGATACATTTAAACGTAAGTCTGTGAATTGATCAATTTCTTGACCAATTCCAGTTACACCAATAAACTGTGTTGAAGTTTTATTTGTGTATGAAACAATTCCAGAGACCTGTTCATTATAGTTGAGGAATAGTTCTCCAGATTCTGGGAATCCAATCGTTGAATCAACATCAATGAAACTAGTTCCAAATGCAGATGGTGTAGTTGTCTTCGTAAGTGGATGGACAGAGAACTCTCCGAAAGTTGCACCAGTTAGACGAATGTCCTTATCATAGTCAGCATCTAGACTAATAGTATAATATTCTTTGCCATCATAGACTGCTCTGCTGATATTGGTGATTGGTGATGCTGCTGCAGTAATTCCATACTCTGGATACTCTGGTTGGAATAGAGTTTTGTTTAGAACATCATAAGGAGAAGCACCATCAGGAATCTCAGTGATCTCTACAACCATATCAGAAGTCAATCTGTATTTGGCATCAGAAGGTCTGAAGAGATGTTTTCTTGGTTTGAAGACTTCTACCCACTCACCATAAAGTGCTCCAAAGAGAATATCGAACGATTCTTGCGATCCTTTTGAGGAATAAAAATCAATTGCTCTAGAGACAAATAAACGCTTATTTAATTCATCATCTAATTTGCGCTCTTCGAATCCTGGGGTATATAAGTATTTTAATTTTGTAAAAAATTCTGCTAATAAAAGAGCACTTAAATTAATGATCTTTGTGCCAGACTTATGCTCTTCTGCATCTGATGTAGAGAAGGTAAGTTGGTCTGGTTGATTGGGTGTTTTGTAAGAAGTAGTGCCACTAAACCCTCTTACGCAGTTTAAAAACTGATTTCTTGTTTTACTTTCATATAAAATAATCTCATCATCAATTTGAATCAGACCCCACTTCTCAGGAAAACCAAGGGTACCTTGAATATCATCTGCAAGATTGAAGTTTGATACAATTGTAGTATCAAACGGATCAATAGTTACCTTTAGTTCTGTGCTTTCTCTTCCGTCAGCAATAACCTGGGGAGAAACGTAACTTGTTAAATTCTTAATTAGATCAGTAGGAGCACCTACAACTTCCTGTGATGTGTAGTAAGTCTTGAAGAAAGATGCTACTAATGGAAAGTCCTCCCTTACCCATGCAGGAAGTTGATACTCAACGATGTCTTGAGTGCGGATTTTCTGGCGATCTGTCGATATCATTTCTTGCGTTCAATTAGTAAGTTAGTTTTTGGTCCGAGTAACTGGAAGTAGATTCAAAGTTTGTTCCTGATATATCGTTTCCAGAGATAATGTTGTCGGGAAGTGCAGTAACTGTGCTACTATTTACATCCAATTGCAGATACAAATCTTGGAGACCTACAATGTCATTTGACATTGGAATTGCTTGGATTTTGATCATTGGGAATGGAGTTCTATAATCAGTATCAACAATTACTACTGGGAAAAGAATAACTTCACCTTTTTTATAATTGACCTTACCAACATTGTCTCTTACAACAACTGGATTCATTTGTGCATCAAGTTTGAAGAAGAACAATCTGCCATTTGTACCATCAAGTGGTCTATCTCCAAGATATAGAGTATCTGGAACTCCACTAATCTTAAATCCAGAAGAACGGAGGTTATATGTGTAACCGTTAAGTCTGCAACCGAATTTTGTTGGATCAATTTGGAATGCATTACCAAAACAGATCTCATATTCTGTTAATTGGTTGAGCAACACTCTCAAATCTCTTCTTACTAAAACACGAGTGATGTTTGATGTAATAGCATCATCAGTATTATCAACTTTTGCCTGGAATGTGCTATATCTGAATCTTGCTCCAAATTTATTCAATTCTGAAGAGTTTGCATAGTCAAGAATTGTCTTTTCAATTTTACTAATCATGTCTGCAGAAGACAATGCAGTATTTGTGTTATAGTATGCTGTAGTATTTACTTCAATATAGAGATATGATAGGTCAATGATGACGGGTTCAATACCTGCTACTGCATATTTCTCAAGATCTGTTAAAATATTGTCTTTGATTAAGTTTGAAAGATAAGCACCCTCAACTGGTTTAATTGCAAGGAAAACTTTTCCATATTCGGGAGGAGAGATCTCTTCTCCACCATATGCTGAGACCGACTCTGCGTCCCTATAAACCTTCTTAACGTATGTTTCATAGTCTGTTGCTGTAACCGCCCTTCCTTGGGCAGCAAACTGCTTTGTAGAGTACTTTTTGATGCTTTCTGGAGATTCAATCTCTGCACCACCAAATCCTGCTTGTAAAGTAGTTACAGGAGAGATGGTAGAACTGATTTGTGCTCCTGTTCTTGTATTAATGACCTTTCCTGTGAAAAAGAATGATGCAGCATTATTGGATGCACTGCCTCCTTCACTAATAACATAAGAAACTTCTATAAAATTGCCAGATTCTGGTTTAATTCCAAAAATACCATCTCCAAAGATCAATTCATATCTTCCGTCTTCAATTTCTTGCACAAAGAAGATGGGTGAGTCAGAATTTATGTCAAATAACGTTTGTGTCTGTCTATAAACTCTTTGGATTTGTGAATCTCTACTTGGTTTTACAATAACTCTAATTGTAGAGGTGTCAATTCCTCCATTATCTAAAATAAATCTCTGAGATGGGTTAAATGAATCAACAGTGAAGTTTTCTTCAATATATGAACCCTCATAAATCACAAGATTGCTAAATTCTGCAATATTATCAACGACAGGTACAGTAACATCGTCAATAATGTTAAAAACGTAGTTTCTAGGTCCAAATGACCTTGTAGTTCCAAAACTTCCCTTTTGAAGAGTTATATAACTTGGATCTTCTATGAGTCTAGACGTATCTACAAAGAATTCTACAAGTGCTTTTGATGAAGTTTTTGATTTTGGGATATATCCTACATTTTTTGCAAGAGAAATGATATTTTCTCTTAAAGTTGCACTATCAATGAATACCTCATTGCTAACCATGTTAGCATTATAAGAATTGAGGTATGTATTGTATGCAAGAGTATCAATAATGACCGATAGGTTAGAACCTTCAAAATCATAGTCAGTAAAATCCGAGTTCGACCTCAAATAATCCTTGAGCGACTCTTTGATCTGATCAAAGTCTAGATTTGAAAAATTAACTAGTGGCATTATCGTGCTGGTTGTAACGCGAATTCTAACTGCTGTGTCTCAAGTTCTAATCCAATAATTCTATATTGGATACGAACGTCCATTTCGTTATAATCATAGTTTGGTGTTGCTTTTACCTTGATTAGTTGGACTCTTGGTTCCTGAAACTTGATTGTTTGCTCAATTGCTTCTTCAATATCAATGGCAGTCAATGAATCCATGTTTTCAAACAACAGGGATTTGATGTTTCCACCAGTTTCGGGTGCAAAAAAACGTTCTCCTTGGTCAGTAAAGACCAAATTGCGTAGAGAACGCGCAATTGCATTAGCATTTTTAAGTGCTACAAGGTCATCAGTAATTGGATTGACCTTTAGAGTCATACTTAGGTCCTTAAAGGACTGAGAGCGGCGTTCTGTCGGCACTTTAAAGGTAAAATTAGAGTAATTCTACCTTATTTATTCAACCAAATAGAGTTTTTTTCTCGTCCTTTTGTTCTACTTCATCCTCTACATACTCAAAAATCTCATTTTCCTTGATTTTATCGGTTTTCTTGGGTGTCATTGCATCAAATCCGATTTCGCGGAGCATTTTAGGGTTATTTTCGGGCATTTTATTCTCCTAATTGGTTAATTTCGTACATAAAGTTGTCTGATGTCTCGATTTTACGGGTATTTTCGACTGAATACTCTGTCAAATCGATTTCAAAACCTGGATTTTTGGTAATTCGGTCTTTTGTCCATGCATCGTCATACCACAAAATCTTATTATTGGGGTATGCATAGAAATTACCATTGTCCATCTTGAAGAAATGAGCACATTTATGCTCAGGTGTCTCACTAAAGTTAGTATTTAGGGTAGATTTAGATTCCCATGACCAGTCAAGAGTGAAAAGATAAACTCCTTCATTACGTTCATTCTTATAGTTAATCAATTCTGCTCTTAAACCAGCAAGTCTTGAGCGAATTTGCACATCAACATAAGGAGAAAAACAATCCCACCACATACATTCGTTTAATTCTGGTCTTGGTGCATCTTTCTTCCAACATAAAGAATGTATCGGTCTTCGAGTCCAATTGACCCCATTCTCTAGAAAGACCTCAAAGAGGGGTACATGCTTCTCTAAGGACGCTACGCTATGCACATCACATAAAGTAACCTGACCATGACCTTTTTTATGATTGAACAGAAACTCATTACGAATATAACAAGTAAATGTTGGTAAATTATGATTTAAGTATGCCAATCTCTTTCCTCCGGAAAATAGTAATCTAACAATTCAGTATGTGGTTCAATATCAACAATTGAATATAATGAATTATTTAAGTGATTATAAGATACGTTTGGTGTATGTGAGTGATTGACATAATATTGATGTCCTAATCGATCTAAACTATCATCAATCCAAAATCCTTCCTTATCATAGTAACATAATTCTCTTATCTTCTCTTGAATCTCAAGACTCACCTGATCCCATGACACCTTTTGTGTCATAGGGCTTGGTTTAAAGATAATTGTATCTTTTGGAATATGAACTAAAGAAAAAACACCCACACCGTTACAAACGGTACTGGGTGCTAAGTAAGTCTTTAACTCTAATTTTGGATAATAACCCATTTGTTATTTGCCTTGTCCTCTATATGCTTTTTTCTTACCATTACGACTTGTTGCCGAGAGAAGAGTCCGGGCGCTCTTTCCTTGACGTGTTTTTTTCGGTGGTCCGCCTTGAAAATCACCAGTCTTTTTATTCATCATTTTAAAATCTCCTCTAGTTCTAATTCATTTATATCAAAATCATCTTCAGTATAATATTTCTCTGCATACTCCTGCAGAATATCAGTGCTTTCTTCAGGAGTTAAGTTCATATGAATCTTACGACCTTTATAGAGAATATTATACTGAATGCTCATATCAGATTACCCGAGTCTTTTCGTGTCCTACGCGGATCCGGGGGTCACACCAGATCTCCATACCCATATCCTTTGCATCAAGACAGAATGATACATCCTCTCCACACATATCCTGAACTTCACCACTATCAAAGACTTGCATCTTCGGAGCAAACCAAGGATACTCCATATTCTCAAAGACACCATTCTGAATGAGTACCCAACCAAAACCAGTGTAATCTACTGTAAAGGGACTCCGACGCTTACTGATAGACTCGATGGTTTCATGATTCATGACTCCGCCATTGTTCTTGAAGTCATCTTCTTCTAACCAGTGAGCAACGGATGTCGTCTTACCATCTTCTGTGGAATACCAACCACTGCTGATCGGACGGAGTTTGCTCTGATCAACAATGCCTTCATCATCAATTGCTTCCGCAGGGAATGCCATATCGCATAGTTGCCAGAACTTCTCCGTGTTGAATACAATGTCATTATCAATCCACAATTGATAATCATATTCCAACTTACCATCCCAAGGTACCTGCTTAGGACCACGCAGTACATTCGCACCTAAACACTTACAACGAGCAAAATTCACCATGGAACTATAGTCCTGTGAAATCTGAATGCTCATCTGATTTTGTACAAGATCAAAACACATCTGTACAAAATTCTTCAAGAAGGTATATGAACATCCACGTCCAGGAAGACAAAATACAATCTTCTTGCCACGCATCCGATCTTTAATTGCTGTATAATCCCACTCTGCTTTCTTCTCAACAGCAGGTGTCTTTGCTTTAACAGTGAATCCTTTAGCCATAACTTTAATATAAGTTCAGTACAAGTTTAACAGTATCAAGTCAAATCGTCAATAGTATTAGTACGATTCTTCCTCTCTTGAAGTTATATTTACAACTTCCTCATAATCTAAATCATCAACTTCATAATCAGTCTTCATTAGTCCTACAAGACGTTGTGCAGTTTCCCATGCTTCTGTGAAGTCACTCTCAGGAATACTATGAGCAATACACTTTCCCTTTGCGTAGATATGATAAACCTTTGAAGTCATTAATAAATTCTTATCTCTCATCTTCAACGTTATTTAGAACAATAAATTTACAACGATTATACCGATAACCGTCCATAACAAAAAACCGAAGGGTCCTGATATACATCCAGGAAGACCCTTCGGCAAACTTCGTATTAACCACCCAGCAAATACAACCTTCCAGAAAGACCAATATCTACCGGATTTTTTTCTGCGGATTTTTTTATTCGTAGCGTATTTCATCAGTCTTATTCTGTATCATACAAATACCTACAAACCCACCGATTGCTGCCATTGTTTGTATCTTGAATGCTGCACCGTCTCCAAAGATAGGTGATACCAAGAATACAATTGTTGCGGCAGCACATACTTTCCATCCCTGACGCTTCATATTGAGATCTGTGACCTCATACTCGACTTCCTCTAAAACATTCCGTGACCCGCAATCAGGACACCGAAGACTTTTGCTTTTTCCTCTTGGATACCATTCATATCCACAACGGTCACAATGATTCTTATTATAAAAGGTTGATGTCACTTTTTTTCTGTCCGGAGATTTTTTTTATATAGAGATATATCGAGGTCGATTTGTCACCTCTGTAGGTTAGGAAGGACCCTTTTTTTATTAATCGCTTCGCCGCCGCGACGATATCAACAACCGCCGCATATAACTGCCAAATCACTGATATCCAAGTCTAGCACATGTGCCCCCTATGTGTCAATCACTGTGGGGGCACTGTGTGATACTATCAGAACAGAATATCTGCAATCTCGTTGATAGTCTGCTCTGACTGATCTGCTTCGAGACTATCAAGAATTGCCAGCAAATCGTTGCCAGTTTGTGCGCGGGAGAGGAGACCGATTGCGATTGCTTTAGAGAACATTTGAGTGTGAAATAATAAAGGGTTTGTATCAACTGGCAGTTTAAAGTCTTGCCAAGGACTATCAAGAATCACCGCTTAATCCATGCTGACTTGCGATACTTTTTAGACGCAGATTTCAGCACGGTGACTGTCACCTTACGCCCAGATTCTGCTGCGACTCTATCAATGAGATTGCAGAGTTGCTGTGAAGAATTGACGGTCATTGTGCGACTGGTTTGTGATGATGGGCGGGGTGCGATTGCTGCCCCTCACTGATAGAACACTTCCGAGGTAACTAACAATAATCATACCAAATCTGGGTGGGTCTGTCAATACAAATCGGGGGGAAATCCTATAAGAGATCCTGATATTTTATTTTCTAATCTGTGCCAGAAAATAAATCGGCGGTCTTGACATTTCGGGGGAGTTCGTGTAAGCTTACGCTGCCTTAGATCACAAGGTCTGGAGACATTTAAATGGGTCTTTTTCCACAGATTACTAACACTTTTCCACACACATTGTGGAAAGGTATAAACAACGCATATACATTTAAAAAGACATTTATTTAATAAAAAAACGTTAAAACCTTGTATTTATGCCTGTTTTTAGGGGGTGATTGTGACATTTACCCTATAGAGAGTAGGTATTACATAACGGTGAATGTTACGACGTAGGAGTAACAGAACGTACTGTTAATCTAGCAGTTCAGGGTAATACTCAGTCACGTCTTCTATCAGTTCATTCAGTGATAATTTATCGGTATCTTTATCGAGATAATCATATAACATAGCAAGACAATCATCCAAATCTAGACTATCAATTGTCTTCTGAATATACTGTGCTTGGAGTACATCACGATCGATGATTTTATCAGTTGGAGATGTCATCATTAGTTGAAAATAAGGAGAATTGGAATGACAAAAAAAGCACCCAATGTAAGGGTGCAGAGTGTTAAATTAGACATGAAATCAGGGAGTCAAACCTCTCACTAAACGTGTCCAAGTTTTGATTCGGAGTAATGCTTCTGCTTCTGATTTAACAGTGCATTTGCGAAACTTAATCGTCCCAAGTCCTTTGCTAGTAAGTTCTAATTTGAACTTACCTTTTTCCTCGTAAAGATGAAAAATGCCGTAACGTGAGTTATGAAAAATATCATTCACCCAGACATCTTTTTCATCGCAACTCACATGAAAGAAACGAGAGATTCTGTTACTAAGTGTGCTATCTGTAATGTTCAGATAAGGGCAGAACAGATCAAGAGTTTCAAGGTTAGTTTTTTCGAGAGTGAGTGTCATTTTGTTTGTGCTTGAATTGTGCTTATACTATTAGAACAGTTTAGAGGTAACTAACAATCTATTCAGCAAGTTC